TTCCAGAGCTTCCCGAAGTACCAGATGAACCTGAAGTACCTGAAGTTCCATCTTCACCACTAGAACCTGTTGTACCGGAAGTTCCTGAGCTTCCCGAAGTACCAGATGAACCTGAAGTACCTGAAGTTCCATCTACACCACTAGAACCTGATGTACCGGAGCTTCCCGAAGTGCCAGATGAACCTGATGTACCACTAGAACCTGAAGTACCTGCAGTTCCATCTGTACCACCTCCGCCACCGCTAATCTGCTGCCAAGCTTCGTTCTCTTTTATGTATACATTGTAGGGATCGTCAGTTGCATAAAAATTTGCGCCGTCAGATACAGTGTGTAAAACACCATCCCTTTCAGCATCTAAGCCTACTAGCTTATCTCCGACATACCTCTTGACCGCCATATACTATATAAATTACACATTATTGGACATAATCTTCGTAAGATTTTTCTTCTAATAGATTGGATCCAGTGTAAATGTTAATTTCCTTCTTTATTTCAGCTCTTTTGTCATTAGTATAGTAGACGTCTCGCGCTAACTTAATAAAAATAGAGTCAAATTCTTGATTTTTTTCTTTTAGTCTTATCTTGTCTTCTATATCCCATAGCTCTTTATTTATACCTTTTAGTTGGTCATAAAACCCATGTCTTCTAAACACATGTTCATGCCAATCTGGCTGACCAATAGTCTCCAATAATGAAACGTGTTCTTTTCCGATATTAGCTAGTTTAGACCCATCTTGTATATTTTCTAATTTGATTTCCAAGATAGATAGCTTATCCAAAACCTCTCCATCTGATACTTCTACTTTCATAATGTTTTTATTATGTTATTTTCCCCGTGATTATTGCTTCAGTATAAAAATTATGTTTTTCTTTTTCAAAGTCAGCTTTTTCCCAGAAGCTCTCAGTTATATCTATACCATCAACTGAATAAATTTTTAAATTTACTCTTTCGTCATCTTTTAATTTTTTGAGCGTGGATATGGGCTTCATGCTTTCTTTGCTATACGCGGTCATCGTGGCAGAGTTTTCAATTAAATGATATTCTCCAGAAAAAGTTTTAATGTACTTAATGAATAAATTGTAAGAATTTTCATCACTTAAAACTGCTATTTCTTCTCCTTCTATGTCAAATTTAAGAAAGTCTATTTTTCTTTTATCTCCTAAAAGTATTATTTGCTCTAAAGATAGAGCCTCTGCTTGAGATTTTTTACCACTATCGTAATCATTAGATTCTATTGCTACTAATCCATGCTTGGTATTAGTAACTATATTATGCTTTAGAACAACATTATCTTCTGGAAGAAGTATAGATTTAAAATCTTCTAAATTTTGCTTAGCGGCCTCAATCCCTAAATACTGTACGTTTTTATTTTTTATGCTTTCATAGAAAGCTCCAGTAGAGCAACCCAAATCCACCACGTAATCCCCTTCATTTACTTTAAAACCATACTCATATTGCTTTTTAACGCACACTTCATCATAGATGTGCGCCCAAGCCTCAGGCCAACCTTTAATTGAGTCTCTGGAGGATGTTATTCTTTTCAGCATTCTCGTCATTTTGGAGTCATGAAAATGATAGTTATTTTTTAGTAGCTCATTTATTTCCTCTATTACCATTTTAGAAGTTATTTGCTTCGAGCACTCGAATTGTCTTTTCGTGCCCTCATGATCCGGGCACCAGCTCCAATTATTTGGGTCAAACTCATGCCTATTCCAACAAGAATTACAGACATTTTTATTTATCACTCTATAAGGTGTATAAAATTCTGTCTGTTCATTACTGAAACCACTTATCAAAACCACATCTTTACCGACACCCCAAGCGAGCCAAGAAAGCCCAGAGCCAAGACCTATGAAAAAATCACAATGATATAAGTCGGTTATTCTCTCTTGTAAGTCGAAATCTCCTGTTTTGTTTATGGCACCAGAAGGAACTTTATTAAACTTACCTTTTCCACCATAAGTTGCGTGCCTGTCTATGCAGACTACTTTATAACCTTTTGAATTTAAATACTTTATAATCTCATTCCAACCTTTTGGGTTATTCCAGTATTTACACTGAGCTGTGGACTGAACAGATATACATACATATTTACCATCTATTACCTTATTTTTGTTTTTAACATCTATCTTTGGCTTAATCTCTTTATGCTTTAATCCAAGGTAGTAAGACCCCGCTCTCTGCTCTTCTTGATTTTTAACCCAATCAGGAGTATCATTAAACCAACCTATTCTAAACTTATTGTCAAAGTCTATATTTTTCACATCTCCCATATCATCAACAAAAGTTATGTCTGGATAACTATTTCGATATAGATCGTTTTTGTAGGTGAAAAGGTATACTTCGCAATCATTCTCCTGCCTGTATTGCTCCGCGTATGGAGTCCAAGCGATACTGTCGCCTAAGGAAGAACTACAAAGCTCAATTAACACCTTCTTTTTACTACTTTTGTTATTATCGCTATTTTTAAAAGGTATTTTAAAAAATGAATTTCTACAAAAATGATTCCAACTCATGGGCTTATTAAATATTTTTAATATTCTTGATTTTGCCTTTTCAAAAGAAGCGTCGCCTAAACCTTCTAGCAAACAATATAAGTTTAATTCAAAATCTCCATTTATGTTCTTTAATTTTTCAAATATATCCTTAAGCTGACTATCAGTAAAGCTATCACAGCTCATAAAAAAGTAATCTACAGATTCAGAGAATTCATTTATGCAGAAGTCATGATCAAAATAAAGATCAGACATTTTTTCTATATTGGAGTCAGAAACAAATCTATTAGTAATTAAACAAATCTTTTTTCTATCTTTTTCAAAATGAATGCTTGACCTAGATAACGCACAAAGCTCATCAAAAAAATCATAATAAGTTGGTAATATTGTATTATGACTAAAGTCTTTTGTTGATTTTATAGAGTTGTAAAGATTTTGCTTACCTACTCTATTTTGCTTCTCGTTTACGTTAGAAGGCGTAGCATGAGACTCTTCGTGATTCAAGACTTTGTACATAGGTCTAGGAAAAAGAATGTAGTCTCCATATTTCTGTAATTGAGCCATTCTTATTGAATCTTCATAGACAGTTTCTACTGGATAGTCTACATCTATTTCAACTTTTTTATTATTTTTATGCCCTCTCAAAGCTCCGAAAAATCTAAAGCTCCTCAAATAACTCCAGTCGAAACCATCATTTTTTAAATCATTTTCATGTTTGTTTAAGTAGTTGTGCCAGTCCCCTTTTGGATAAGAGTAGTCTGTGTGTGTTATATTTCTTACTTCATTTAAGTTATTTTTATACTGATGAAACCAAGTGGAGAAGCTGAATGCGTCTGGATTTTTTTTCAGCATATGATTTAAAAACTCTAAAGCTTTAGGGTATATACCATCATCTGCGTCTACTAAAGCAAGATAATCACAATCTTCAGATATAAAATGCTGAGGATTCCAAAACATTTCTTTTTTACTTTTTTGCTCGCAATAAATTACTCTGCTATCCCTAGAGGCTAAATCAAGAAGAGCGCTTTTTACCGTATCATCTTTACTGAAATCATCTGTTACGAACCACTTCCAGTCAGAGTGAGTTTGGTTGTATATTTGTTCATACAATCCCGGTATGTATCTGGCGTTATTGTAGAAACTTGTATACAAAGCTATTCTTAAATCTTCTTTTTTTCTTGGGTTTTTAATGATTTTCTTAATATACTCTTTTGCGTCTACGTCATCTATAAAAGTTACCTTATCATTATTTTCATATTTTTTATATAGATCGCAAGACTCTATTCTATTCATTAAAACAGGCATACCCCAAGATATAGCCTCTTTTACGCTTAGAGGGTTTAGCTCTCTTTTAGACGGAAAAAAGAATAAGTCCATGCATGAGTAAAAAGTATCAACGTCATTTCTTTCTCCCCAAACTTTACAATTAGGTAAATCTGTATTCTCTATACCACAATTACATAGATAACAATCGTTCCCTATAAAATGAAACTCTATATTCTTGTCTAACATTTGCTCGGCTATTTCATAAATAAACTTTTGATTTTTATTTTCATGAAAAAGGCCGACGTTTAATATATGAGTTTTCTCGGGATCCAAACCGAGGCTCAATAAGGTCTCTTTTCTGTCCGGTCTTTCTTTAGGTGTTATTTCATAATCCCATATATAGCATTCGGCATCTGGAAAGACTTCTTTTATCTTCTCTGGATGATATTCGGAAACGCAAACATAACCATCTGGAATATGAACTTTGTTACTGAAATCAAAAGAATTAGAGTGACAAGTCTCTAATATTTTATACCTCCTGTTTTTGTTATATATTTTTTCTAGTAAATCTTCTGGAAATCCATTATATTCAAAATTTTCTGGTATTTCATTAAAATGTATGACGTGTGGTTTAAATTCTTGTATAATCTCCCAAAGCCTGTTTCTCTCTTCTTTCCAATTATCGGAGAAGCAAGGCCCTATGCATTCATGACTTTTTTTGCCAACAAGATTAATTATTTTATCTTTTTGTATATTATATGAACCATAATTATTAAATTCTGCTACAAAAACCTCGCTTTCTAGCATGCTAACTTTTATAAGCTCGTATAACCACTGGGGAGAGCCGCCAGTAGACAAGTGCATTGGTACATATAATATTCTTCTCTTCATCTATAAATTAAATAATGAACTAACATACCATAAGATATGCCGCTGTCTCCCGGAGAAGGCTGCACGAAAAAGTTTACATCTTCGTAAGTCTTACTCAATCTTTCGTTCAGTAAAACATTCAGGGCTCCTCCACCAGTTAGACAAACATTCTTATAAGAGTTATTCCAATAAATTTGGAAATTTTCTATAAAAATATTTTCAAAAGCTAACTGACAATTAAAGGCCATATCATAAGCCTCTTTTCCTTCTAAGCAATTAAAGCTTAAATCGCCAAAATACCTCAAATACGCCTCTGAAACATTTAAGTTCTTAGAATCATAAGTATTAAAATACTTGTATATTTTATCGTAAAGACCTTGGTCGAAACTTCCGTAAGCCGAGAGACCCATTATTTTTCCCGGATAACTCACTCCATTATGTTCATGTTTGCTTGTTTCGAGTAAGTCTCCTAGCTCTGGTTTCCTCAATTCTTTTATGAAGTTTCCCATCCTAGCGTATTTAGTTGGAAAGGGATTATCAAAACGAGGGTTGATCTGGTTAAAATTTATATTGTTTTTATTTAGACTATAAACACAAAAAGTTCCATCGTTTCCTCCTCCATCATAACTAAACACTATAGCATCGTCAAATCCACTAGATAAAAAAGAACCAGCAGCATGAGCCTTATGATGCGAAGTCACATCTTGATCTGTATGAAAAACTTTTTTTATTTTAAAATAGCCTCTTACAAGGTCGGCTACCTCCTCTGAGGTTTCCCAATCAAACAAACCTACATCAAAGCCACTAACGAATATACCTCTATTAATTAATATAGCATTAATGTAGTCCAAAAAATTTACTATATCTTCATTTGATATACCCTCAGAATGTGTAGAAAAAGGATTAAGTAATCTTGTGAAGTATCTACTACCAAATATTCTTTCGAACTCTAATATAAAAACAGATTCGCCGACGCGAACAGCTATGTTTCCATCATGCCCATTACCTGCGTAGAAGCTTATAACACTATCTGCAACCATAAAATTTAATACTCAAGCTATTAATTATTTCTAATATATAATCATGAGACCACCAAAATTCGTCATCCTCACCGGGGTTTGGCATGTTAAATACATGTTCCTCAAAAGGCGCATCATTAATAAACATGGTAGCTCTAAGAAAACTGAAAGGAAGACTTTCTCGAACCACACAAGAAAAAAACAACTTGCCGTCGTCAAAAAAAGGAGGGCTAAATAAGCCAAACTTATCCCAAGTAAATATAGGCTGTTTACTTACGACTTCAATCTTGGCAGCAAGTGGGTAGGCTACATTACCTTTGTGTTTCTCAAAAACATCCTTCATTTTCAATCACGGTTTTTAAAACCGTCTCCCATGAAGGTTGACAGTCATAATTAGGCCTACCTTCCAAACAGTACGGTAAAGGGGGCACGCTATTTATTGTAGCATGCTCTATTACGGAGTATTTAGGGTCAGAAGCGCAAAAGGAAAAACAGGATCCGCCAACAAAAGTGTACTTATATTTCTGACTACCTTTTCTATACGGCGCTTTCCATAATGGATTGATTGAGGACCCTATTTGTATTATGTAAGTATCTGTGCAACCCGCTAAGTGCAGTTGCCCAGTATCAAGAGTTATGCAAGCCATAGAGTTTTTAGTGATAAAATAGTCTTGGTCTACGCTTGTTCTGTTCATAAAGCTAATGCCACCAAACTGGAAATCTCCAAAAGCATAACAAGACTTATCATGGCTGTATTGTCCGGGCTCTGTCTTTTGGTCAAAACCAACTAAAGCAACTTTATAACCATGATCATTTAGGCCTTTTATTAGCTCTTTATAGCTTTCTTCGGGCCAAGTCCTACTGGGCCAGTTCTTGCCAACGTGTATAACTACATAATCATTATTGTTGATAAAATCTTGATCTTCTCTTTCGAATTCTACAGGTCCGGGGTAATAATCATAGTGCATTTCGTCTGGCCTAAGGTCAAAACCTATTTCTATGCAATGTATTCTTCTTATGTCATAAAGCCCATATTTAGCCTCTATTCCATTTTTGTCAGGTTTACCCACAGAATTAAAAGTATTAAATACTTCAAAGTCATTGTAATATTCATCTTTAAAATCATCTGTATGAATAGTTCTTTCTACATGTGGATTGTGGTCAAATATGAAAGGCTTACTGGTACAAACAATTATTTTTTTGGCGTAGGATTGAGCTAGTTTTCTTATTGTCGGTGTCGCTGCTAAAGTGTCGCCGAAAGAAAAAGAGTTGATCTTTAGAATGACATCTTTAGCCCTTTTCTGACCCCTTGATTTCTCAGTATTAAATAGAGGAGCTTGTTCCTCATAGAAGTTAGCTAAATTCATTTACTAGTTTTAAAGCTTAAAAAGTCAAATTTCAAAACTAATATCCTGCGCCATATCTATGTTTTACGGCCTTGTAGTTGCCCACGACTTCCCCGCTAGAAAGAGCTCTATTGTAGGCAGAAACTACGCCTATATCTACGTTTATTCCTGAGCTAGGGTTACCTCCAATATAGAACTGGTGATAGTTTTCGTTTCCTGATGATTTATGAAGCTCTTGAGAGGCAGGAAAACTTCCAGTGTCTTTTGCTTCACCATCTAAATAGCTAACCATAACTCCATCAGAAGAATTAAACGTCATTGCTGCATGATAAAAGGTATTTGGTTCTATTGATGGGGAACTTTCATCTGAAAGAGTATGAGATATACCTGTCCAAGGGCTATTTGAATGTGTGCCGCCTAAAGCCTCATCCTCCTTGTTGGAGGAAAGCACAGACTTGAGTCCACTTATTTCTCCTCCATTCCCAGTTTGAACAACAAAACCATAAGAATATCCACTTTTATTATGGTCGGTATTACCAAATATTACCGATCCATGATCTGGGCTGTTTAGTTCGCTTCCTGTCTTTATTTGAAAGAAACTCTCAATCGTAAAACTTGAGTTTTTATCTTTAAATAAGCCAAGGTTTCTGAGGCCCGTAAAGCTCTCTCCTGTTACTGCTGCGTAGCTGTTGTCGGTGCCCGCTCTAAATTTATAATAGCCACTAGTCTCATCATATAGCCCGCTATTCTCTAGCTTAACATCTAGTCCACTAGGAGTTAAGTCTCTCCAGTACTCTGTATTGTGGTCATGACTCCTAGAGGAATATCCATCTACTCTAAAAATTAGACCGTCTGTATTTACTCTATATTTTCCGTAATTTACTTTACTTGACATTTTAGTATCCTCCTCCGTATCCACCTGTCGACGTACCAGCAGAAGCAGAAAAGCTATAATCTGCAGTATTACTAGTTATATTAAAGTCTTTAGATGATTGCAAATAGTTGTTCCTAGCATCACTCAATGAAAAAGGTTTATTATAAACAGAGACTTGATATATTTTCCCTTCTGATGCTGTCTTATCAGTTTTCCCTACTTTAGTAAAGTCTCCTATAGTAAGTTTTAAATCTGAACCATCGTAAAAGCTATTGTTGGTAATGTCGTACTTACTTGCGAAAGAACTGTCCTTAGGAAAACCTGCTTGAGGAATACCTGAACCGTCATCATTAAAAGTAGTAAAGTGTGATGCCGCAGACACTCTAAAGTCAGCCTTACCTTGAGCATTTGAAAAGAAAGACAGATCGTTTGGTACATCTGACAAAAGAGAATGACTTCCAAAAGAATTTACATTGTTTATCGATCTGTACACATAATAGCCTGTCGCCTCTGGCACATTCGACCAAGTAAGACTAACAGCTGTATTGCTGTTTTTTATAACCACTTTCTTATTTGAAGTAGCAATAGACTCCCCTTCTTCATTATAAGCCGAAATTCTATAATTTATTGTAGAGCCTATGGTAAAAGATTTTCTTGCCGAGGCAATAGCTCTCGCTTTTAAATTCTTGGGAGCAGTTAAGGAGGCTACTGAAGAAGAAGGGACTGCCTCGCCGTTAACAAAAAACCTAATCTTGCTACCCGCGCTCTTAGTCATATTAACAGATACTATAACGTGACATAAAGAATTATTCAGTACATGAGAACTAGTTGTAAAAGCATTATAGATCAATCCAAATTTATTATAAAAAGAGCAATATATTCTTCCTTGACTTATGTATATGTGTTGTCTTCTTGAGATTGCTTCAGAGCCAACAAAGTTAGAGCCTCTTGTTATGTCCGAATATAAAAGCGTAGATATCCCTTCATCAACAGAGGAAAGATTTACCCAAAATTCATAAGATTTTTTATTTGTACCGCCTACTGAAAAACTCGAAGAATACCCAACAGCAGAATTCGTAAGGCCTAAATTCGCAAATCTGCCCTTCCCATAAGTAGGCAAAGCACTATCATCAAAATCATTTTTTAGAATACTTAAAGAATTTTTATTTCCACTTATATCTTTTAAGCTGTTTTCGTTTTTTCTTGGTTTCTCATATCTTGTAAATTGAGTTCTACTGGAACCTTTTTCTAATTGAGGGTTTTTGTATAATATATATCCATGTTGCCTTTCACTACTTGTAGTAGTAGTTTCATGAGGCCAGAAATACATAGTGTGCCCAAGAGTAGTAGACACTATGCCACTAGTCCCCGATGTACCACTAGTTCCTGAAGTTCCTGACGTGCCAGATGTTGCGGTCACTAAGCTCTCTAAACTGGGAGTAAAAGTAACAGATACCACCTGCCATTTCCCCTTATTAGAAAAATCGTAATAGCCATAGTGCTTACCATTCTGATCCGTAGCCTTAGCTGAGATAACTGGCCAAGAAGAATTTCTATTATGTAGATTAGAAACAAAAACCTCACAGGAAAAAGTATAAGTTGTTCCTATTTCTAGCCTCAATGAAGAATTAGAGCTACTTGAAAAGGTATGCATACCATGAGAAACATTACTCACTCCTCCACCAGAATAGTACTCATCAGACCAGCCTATATACTTATAAACTACATCATTACTTGACATGTGGCCAGAAGCAAGAGACTTATACATTCCCTGTTGACTAGGGTCTTTATCTTTATATATCCTAAAGAAGGCGTTTGGAGTCCCTCCTAGTCTAGCTGAAAAATCACTGTTATCTTCTGCAGTAGGTATCAGGTTTGTAGTAGGCTTACCGGGGTAACTTTTATGGTAAAGCTCATTAGTATACAAGACTAAACCATCAGTTTTTTTACGCATATGTCCATTTGAAGATGCCATTATGGTATGACTCCTGAATACATAAAAGACCCAACTATTAAATTTTGCCTAGCGGAGTCTCCGCTATGGGGATAACGTAAATAGGTTGTTAATACTTGATGAGCAGCTCCGACTACAGTCACCCCACTCACCATAGAATACATATGAGCCCCACTTTGGTAATTGGCTATTTCATCATGATCAGCTACCCTCTGTACCTTTACTCCTTGCTCAAGAATAGGTGGCTGCGCGAAAGTTACAGAGCCAGAAACATGCTCTGACTCATTTCTTTTGGAAAGATAGTCCTCTTCTACGTGATTTCTAAGATTGGTGTCTAAGTTTGTGATTTTTACATCTAAAGCGCCACTAGTTGTATCTACGAAACCTGTTACAAAACCGCTAACACCTTGACCGCTTTCTCCAGTAATTAAAAGAGATAAGTCTTGCCCTGAAGTAATAAGACTACCACTTAGTAAGTCAATATCAGCTTGGTTCTCTAAGGACAGTACGTTAGCGGAAGAATAATTACCACTTAACTCAATATTCTTTCCGCTTATAAAATCTATGTCAGACTTTAATTCAGTAAGAATTTCACTAGTATAGCCACTCAAGGCTACACCAGACTCGCCAATCCTAGAAGCTAGTACGCCACTAACTGTATCTATGTAACCAGATATATCCCCACTAACAGAATCTATATAACCTGTGTGAGCAAAGTCTGCAGGGTTACCCGTATATGGATAAAATCCGGTAATGTTGTTTGCACTACCGGATAAACTTTCAGGGTTTGGCCTTAATAGATATTCTTTTAAGGTTTCAAGATCTAGCTGACCTGTACTAATAAGTGAAGGCATGCAGGCATAATTACACTCTATCTACCTTCAGCTAGAATAGACTTAACTTTATCTGATGGTTTGCTAGATTTTTTATTAGGTTTTGGTTTAGGTTTTTTGTACGCTAGGACGTATTTTTTGAACTCCCTAACCAGCCTATTGCTTAAAAGTTCTCGATTTTCAACAGGCAAAATACCCATTTTCACCGCATGAGCATGAAGGTCAGTTTTATTCATGCCTTTAATTTGGCCAATATAATCGCTCTCGCTCAAAGTTCCATACTTTGAAAAGCCTTGATCTCCCCATATTTGATCTAAAGTAGTCTTTTCGAAGGACTCCTTTTCTTCCATAGCATGAGTTTGCATCATTTGCTTGTCTTTTGCCTTTTTTGTGGCGTTAGTTTTGCGCTTAACAGTTGTTTTTTTCTTTGTAGCCATAACTTAATCCTTTTCCCGTTATACATACTTTTACACAAAATCACCCAACAAAAGAATAAAAAAGCCCTCCTTTCGGAGGGCTTTGTTAATTTTCTGGATGTCCAGATTAGACGGTGAGTCCAACGACTGCACGAGAGTCGATACAAACGCGTCCTTCTTCCAAAGAGCCGTAGAAACCAATTCTCTCATTACGTTGAGTGAACTGATCATCAGGCTGAGTGGTGAAAGTATCGCCAGTATCAGATTCCTGAGCAATAGCGCGAACAAACGCACCCTTACTGTTATCAACACCAACACAAAGCTCATGAGTGCCACCAGTAAAAGCAATAGCTGTACCAGCAGTAGAACCATGAGGAGCAATGTTGCCAGAGTCAAACTCATCAAACAAGGTGTTGTACTTCTGTCCAATGCCAAGCTCGTTAAGCTCAACAACGTTCACACCGTAAATCTCCTGCATGCCAGCGGCATTAAAGATATCGGTACGAATGTTATCTGGAAGTGCAACGTCGGTTCTTGGCGTATCCTGTCCTGCACCCTTTGTATTCATAGGCTGATAAGCGAAAGCGCGAATCTGCTCTTTGATTTCAGGGCTAACATACAGATCTGTAATACCAGAGCTATAAGCGGTGTCAGGAGTACCGTCTGCCCAAGACTGATTGATTCTCTTATTAAGAGTCATCAGCTTGTTAAGATCTTGAAGCTGGAACCTGTTAGTGTTGTGAGCTGGAATAACGTGAGAGCCAGCGGCCAGATCCGTAATCCCAACTGAATTAGCAGTAACAGAAGCAGTGCTAGCGTTAGCCAGAGCGTATAGAGCCACAGCCCAAGCATTTCTTTCCTGCTTAAGCAGAACTTCCTGAGACATGCGCTCAATAAGCTTGCTTACAACATCAAGTCTTGCCTGTCTGGCATACTTCTTGGTGATAGAAACAGCTGAATCCAAACGATATGTTGCGATCTTCAGCTCTTGAATCGCAGATACGTCCTGTGAGGTCGGAAGACCACCAGCAACATTCTGGGACCAAACGCTAACGTAACCATCATTGGTTTCGTTGTAATAAAGATCTAAAGGATAACTAGCTCCCTCATCTTGATTAAACGGAGCATCAGTATAGATTGCTCCAGCCGTAGCGGCCTGCTGCAAAACCTTTTGGATTACAGGGCCGAGAAATGCCGCAAAAGCCTCTGAAGCTTCACGAGCTACAAGCTGATTCTTAGAGCCCATGGCTTTGATAAGTTCAACTTGTTCTGGGGTATTTTTTAACTTAAGTCTCATTTTCTTAAATCTCCTTTCTTAAAAATTAGAGGTCAATCTTCAGCAGAATGAAACCATCTTCATCAACAGCCCCCAAAGTAGTACCAACTTGAAACTGAGTAGCTCCGCCAGTACTCTCTGTTGCAGAGGTACTGATTTCACCTTGGTTGGCCATATCAGCGTAAATCTTAGCGCCAGCAGTAACTGAGTCAGCACCACCACTTGTAAGATTTCCACTATAGAGAACTATACCCTTGGTCAAAACAGGAACTGCCTGACCACTAACCACAGCCTGCATCTCAGCAGCTTTGCGCGGGTTGTAAATCAACTTCTCGCCATTCTCGTCGACTTCTGCGACGTCCCAAATGGTTAAACCGAGAGGTTGAGTACCCGAAGCACAAGGCTCCACAGTTGCAGCTGCGCCGTAACGGAATGATACCGTGTTTGAATACGTGGCACCGGGGTTACCGATACCAGTCTTGTTTACAGGATCGTCGGTGTTTTTCCAGCCAGCCTTAACAGAAACTAAAAGCCCCTTATTGATCTTAGCGCCATCGGCTTTAAGATCAGAGTAAGATGCCATTACGTCCCCATCATCGTCTTTAAGACTGAAAAGGTTCACGACGTCTGTCTCAGCATGTTGCCTAAAAGGCTTCAGCCGTTGAGTGTTTTTAACAAACGCTGCCATAATATTTTATCTCCTAATTTTTTATATTAATAACTAATAACTAATATCAAATTGATCCACACTAAAAGCATTCTTGTACTTATCGTATGTGTTAGCCTCGGAAGCTTGAGTCGAAGCAGGGACGACGTCAGTATCTTCTTTTCCTCTGTCAATCGCGTCTTCCACGACATTTTCAGATTCATCAGAAGCTTTGACTTCTTCTTTCTGCTCTTCAGATTCAGCTACTTTAGCTTCTTCTTCCTTCTTAGCCAAGACTTCTCTTGACTTGTCTCGAAGCAAAACGTCAATCTTAGTAGAGAAAGATTCCCATCCTTCTGTATCAAGATCTTTGATCTGTTCCGCAAGAACTTGGCGATCGTTATCTTCCAAAGCAAACTTCTCGTCTAAAGATGCCATTCTTTGATTGAATAGCTCTTCAGCTTCTTTTGTTGCTTTTTCGGATTCCAGAGCGCCAAGCTTTTCTGCAACAGTCTCCAGTTCTGCTTTGACTTTATCATAGTCTACTGTAATAGACTCGATCTTCTCTTGAGCTTCTTTGAGATTAGTTTCCACCTTTTGTTTTTCGGCTGAAAATCTCTCGGAAGCTTCCTTGAGTTCCGATTGAATAAAATCAGAAACAGCCGAGGCAGAAAGCTCCTTCAAAGACTCGTTCGTGATGTCTTTAATACTTTCTATTTTCATAATAGTTTTCTCCTCGTTTTGGATTATTACATTTTTTTCTTGTTTTTGTGAAGTATTTTCAACTTCAGCAAAAGTATCTTCGTCCTCTTCTTCAGTAGGATCTTCTGAGGGCTCTAGGTTATCTTTTGTAGAAATGCCTTTTACATCTGCAGCAGGGGTCTCTGTGAGACCTATACCTAGAGGCACTACTTCGCCAACTACCTTCCTGTAGACAGACATTCCATCTTTGGTTTTGCCTTCTCCCCCTAAAGCTTTTAGATCTTTTTCCATGGAAAGAATTTCTTCTTCGTCTTCAACGACTAATCCATTCTCTATGTTCTTATCGTTTCCTTCTAAAAGCACTAAATTATAATCTTTAAAACCTAATTCCCAACTTGCGCTAATATTCATGTAATCCTCGCTACTTGGGTCAGCTGACTCCTCGATTAAGTCTGCTATTCTTTGGTTTACTACCTTCCAGATAACTCCACCTAAAGTAATATTAAAAGGCTCTTTTGTTTCTTTTACCTCTTCTTCTGTTAATGGTCTATCTGTTCCAAATTCTGAAAAACCTGCTGTCAAAATAGTACCAATTACTTTATCTCTATTATGTTCAATATTAATTGGTTTATTTTTAAAATCTTTATAAAAGGCTAAAGCTGTATCTGTATCAACTACATCTCCATTTCTATTAACTCTGTTAGCTACAAACGCATTAAAAGCTATTGGAAGCAAGTCAACCTGCTTTTCGTCTACTTCTGGAATAAATTGAGCGACCTCGATAGCGGAAGCCAAGGCTAAATACTTATCTTTTTCTTCTGATACAACTGGCCTTACGTTTGAGCTGAAGATTGTAGTATATTTCATCAGATTATATAATAGTTCATTGTTACGTTGCCAGCGCTACTATAGACACCGGAACTAGTCGGCACCGGAATGCCTTGGTTTAAATTTGTTGATCCAGCCGGAGCATAAGCTATGATAGTATCTGCACCTGCTGCTGAAGTGCTAAGTGTAGTAGCCGCTGAAGCCAGTATGTCTGTTATTACAATAGTATCCCCGCTGCTTGCTGCGACTACAGCACCGGCCCCTGTTTTATTGGCCGTTCTTGATACAGAAGGCACTCCTTGGGTTTGTTGTGAATTAGTTGATCTGGCCATTTTTAAATTATCCTTATTATTAAATTACACTATTTATCCAATTTTTCGCCTCTGATCTGGCTTGTTCGTCGCTTTGGAAATATAAATCATCTACATCCCTGAAATCATAATTACCTAAACCACATCTTTTTACTTCTCTTTCTGCTTCTTTTATTTCTTCCATAGAAGGCTCGAAGTAATCCCCGTTGTCCATCGAGCCAGCAGAGCAAGTATTAAGGAAAACGTTTACGTGAGCTAAGGCTTGAGTTGTTTGTAAAGATTGAGAAAAATTGTCAACAAAAACTTGTTTTAATTTTTCAGAGGTAACTTGACTTTCATAATCGTAATTGTGTTGTTCCGCTTTAATAGTTAGTAATTGCATCACCTTACTGGAGAACTCTAAAGCCGCGTCTCTTTCCCCAGAAATTGGACTAAGTTTTTTACCGAAAGAGTATTCTACATCAAGCGACATCATTTTGCTAAGAGATTCCATTAAGTTACCTAAAAGTTTATACACTTATTTTTAAAAAACTTATAAAAAAAATAAAAAAAACCCCTCAAATAAATGAGGGGTTTAAATAGGGAAACTACGACTAGGGATCAGAACGGAACACCGTCTGACATATCACCAGCAATATCAGGTCTTGCGGCAGTATCATCGTCGCCAGCCTGAATGACACCGGATTGATAGTACTTAAAGTTTACTGTATAAGATCTCGTATAAGTATTTACAATTCCAGTTCCATTTGTGACGGCTGTATTCGAGAGAGAAAGGTCGCCTCTTGTAACTGTCATACTGTTAATACCGCTACCAAAATCTACACCCGAAGTATAAGCCCTGTAAGCTCCATCAAGCACGGCGTTAACAAATTTCTGAGCTCCACCATCAACTTCGTTACCAGCGTTATCAAAGAAATCGCCAGAAGTCAAAGAATAATCAGAGATAGTTGGGTCTCCAATGATATTCATAGGACTATGAGAGTACTCTGTGGATCCAACTGATTCTAAAACCTCGCCTTGTAAAGGGAAAACAATCCCTGTTACATCGGTTGCTTTAGCAACATTCTGGGCTGACTTAATCGCTTCGCCAGCGCCCATGAATTTAATTTTACCCACGCCTGCGCCACTGGTAAGGTAACTAAGTTTACTGCCAACATCCCCGCCTCCGGGGTTCTTGGCTATCATAAAAGCATTCCATGCTGAAGTCTCGTTTGCCATTTTTTAATTTCTCCTATTATACATTCAATTACATTGTTTTTTTCCATTTTGGAAATATTTTTTTAGTTAAGCTTTAGTTAATGGATCTATTTGACCAGTTAGGTCTCCAAGTTTCATAAGCTCATTCAATTTTTCCTGAGGAGTAGCTATTCCTCCAATTATAGTAAATACAGTTAAGTTATTTTTATCTCCACTGTATATACCTCTATGTACTACACTCCCAGACCTCAAAATTCTACTTAATTGATCAAAAGCCTCATCAAGGTTAGACTGAGGAATGTTGTCTAAGACTTCCTTCCCCCCAATAAGTATAGCTCCAGCAGCATTTGCTGTAGACACGTCAATTCCTCCAGACATGCTACCACTCTGGGCAATACTTCTTACAGCTCTAGAAATATTTACTGGGTCATCCCACTGTGGTACTGGGGTTGCACCGAAGATAGTGATACCAGAATCTAAAACACTCTTATAGTCACTAGAGTCAAAAGATGAGTAAGAACTATCTTTAGACGCTGTCATATTAAACAAGTGAAATACTCCCGCTGTGCTCATATTAGCTGTCTGCCAGAAATTAGAGACAGAAACGTTTGAATAGAGCTTACTGGTCTTTTCATTATCTATGATAACCAAAGGCGAAACAATTCCTTGATCAACTAAAGTGCAAGCTTCTTTTAAAGTCTCGTAGGCATTAGCGTTAACTTTTCTTCCCTCTGAATACTTCGGTAAAGCTAGTATGACTCCCACCTTCTTTGATCCAGACTTAATTGTTTCTTGTAGCTCTTTGGCAGTCTTAACAAGAGGAACGAGGATACCTGCTCCTGAGCCTCCTCCGGCTCCTGCACATACAAAAATTCTATCTACATCCTCGCCAAAAGAACGACGCATGAAATCAAGTACATCATCTCGTCTTTCCTCGAAACACTTTGCTGCAACAGACCTATCCTTTCCTGCTCCTCCGGCACCAATACAAAGCTTATTCTCTACGTTAATAGAATTTAGATCTTGTTGAGCTGTATTAACGACGCCAATTTTTCTATAGCCTAACTTATGAAAACTCTCTGCAATTCTAGATCCACCCTGACCAGCCCCTATGAAGCCGAATTTAAACGCTCCGTCTACTTCATCTTTAACTTCTTTTTTTTCCTCTGGCTCAGGAGGCAAGGGGATATCAGGTACCATAACATCAATTTCGGCTGCGCCAAAATACTGATTTACATCTTGGATATTTTCTTGATTTTCGCTCATTTTATTAAATTTTACTCTCGTATAGTAAGCTAGCTAAATAATCATCTATTTGATGTTCGCAAGCTATATTTTGTACTTCTTTAACTTTTTCAGAGTTAGTGTCTAATGGGTTATCTACATACGCTTGACTTTTCTCTAACCATTTTTCTGATGATTCATTAGCCATAATAATCTTACACACTTCCTCTGAAAGATTTCTAATTTTGTTAGTGACTCTTTTATTTTCGTATTTGAGTTTAAGTTGGTCTTGAACCTGACCCTCGAGCTTTTCGGCTAGAGATAAATTCTCTTTAATTTTTTCAACACTAAACTTTTGAGAGCCACTCGTATTCTCTCCAACAGGACTGACTTTTTTGGTTGTCTGTGGGGACTTACTTCCTTCGGGCCTTCCTTCTTGTTGCTGGCCCCCGCCCACGAGCGGATTATAATAGCCCTCTTCTTTTAGTTCTTTGAATCTCTTTTGGGACTCTATGGATTCTTGTGGCTCAGGCAGTCTTCCTGTATCGATAGCTTCCAATCCTTCTTCTGCAGTTAGAACTCCATATTGTAGAAGTTGAGCAACAACTCTATTCCAAGTAGTCTTATCTTTTAATTCAATTTCTTGAAAATGAGCCTGAGGATAATTTTTAAACCCTAAAGACTTGCAAACCCTTTTAATTTCAGGAGCCAAAAACTGATTAATAAATGCATCTCTACCTTGTTTAAGTCTTTCGATAAATACTTGAATCTTAATACTCGTGTTAGCAAATTTATCCTCCCCAACTAAAATATTATTTAACCCCATTTGAATATCAGTATTAACAACATTGTATTTTTTAGGGTCAAGAATACCAGCAATGTCAGGAATAACAAATTTCGCTTCAGTTGTATAATCTGATACCAGAACCTTTCCAACAGATTGATTCTCAAAAAGTTTTTGCATTGTTTCAATGCTTCTTTGATTAATGTTAAGGCTTCCGTCTTTCAATTCGGACCCCATTGTAATAAGTAGGATAGCTTGATTAGTTGTCCGGGTTATAGCCATATCCATCTTCTTCATTTCAGATTTCCAGTTAATATCTTCTAAAACTGGGAAACCCATAGGCACGGCAAATGGCTCGTAATCTTGCTTCTTATAAAATACCGGACTGCACTTTTCAGGATCAAGTCTTATAGTAACTACTCCGACATTTCTTCCCTTTAAGGCTTTCTTAGTTTCTGGATCTAAAGAATCATAAACTTGTTGATCTTCTTCTGTCTTCGGGTTCTTTAGTCTCTCTAATTCATAGTCGCTTAAAACCTTATAATATACTCCAGAACTAAAAGATATATTTCCTCCCATTTGTATATCGGCAGGATTTAAAATTATATACCTAGCAGGTAAAGTGCTTTCATTTTCATTGAGTTTCAAATAATTAGCCCCATAAGTCTGAGTAATTTTCCTTAAGTCATCCGGCTGTATTTTCGTATCAAACCTATGAACAAAAACATTTCCTGACCGATAATATTCTCTAAAAAACTTATCCAAGAAACTTTGTAAATCTATTTTTCTATAAAGTGCCTCAAGGAAGTCTCTTGACTTTTTGCTGCCTCCAGTAAAATAAATTTTTGTAGCAGAAAACTCTGTCATCAAATCAATGACATTTCTAAACACTGAAAAATTATAATAAGCTTTTTGACAAAGAATGACAACATCCCGCACATCCAAAGAGCTTTTATTATGCACTCCTTTAGAATATTTATAAGGAACAAGACCATTGTCAATATTTTCAAACCTATTGGTCCTCTCTATTTGACCTCCGACATTCCTACGTGTCCTACTTGATTGATCGACTGTTGTATATGGCGAAGCCGCGAAGCTTGTCATCATCGGCTTTACCTGATCTTCTTGCTTTTTTGTCTTCTTTGTCATTTTAAATCACCATTAAAGTTCTGCCTTTTCCGGCAGTGTTGTTACCACTTATAAATAAAGCTCCATTAGGCAAACCTCCTGTGTTAGGATGCACTGGCAAATTATTAAATATAGCGTACCCTCCGGATATGCCGCTTACAGTCAATAGGTCGTTTATTGTCACGTCTCCGCTTAAATGCACATTTGATCCGCTAAAGTAAGATCTGTAATTACCCAAACAAACCTTTTCTCCGCTTACGTTTAATGGATTAGTACCATATGGCCCAAAATTTAATCTGTCGTCGTCATAAACATCAATAAGAGGTAAACCTGCTTTATCAGTAACAGAGAAAACGGGGGCATCAGCTCCATATCCCGGAGTCAAGGTAACTAAAGCACCGCTAGCATCATCAAAGCTAACGGACTTATTGGAGTTAACTCTCATTGTGACTCCATTATCACCCAACTCGGCTAGATTAGTTTTAAGTCCTAATGTAAAATTCTTCTTAGCTATGAAATTAGTAGAAGCGTCCGATAAAACATTGTTAATTGATGTAGTAAGATTTGTTCCCGTTGTTTCTAGGCTACTTTTGAGATCTCCGCTACTGACCGAAACGTAGCCCGTCATTTCGGGATATCCAGCAAGCTTCATCCAACCAACTTTGTTCGCTGAGTCTCCAGTAGCAACAAAAAGCCCTTGGGTATTATCATGACCAGAGGAAAAAGCTAAAGCTCCAGATGGAGAATTAATGGAAAAGTCTCCAGAACCTGTATGAAAAAAACTTCCAGACTTAAGAAATTCTCCGCTAGTGGTTGAGAAATCTCCAGATACAGTTTCTATTTCAGCCTGAAGAAAACCACTTGTTTCAAAATTAAGTCCAGTCGCAAAACCTGACACATCTACCGCTTTATTAAACAGGAAGTCTCCACTGTTATCTAAAGCACCAGAAACGTTAGAAACAATCCCAGATGTTCTGGACATGATTTCCCCACTATACCCAGTCATGCTTTGTGGCCCTCCTCCTAGAGGAACGAACCCGGATGTATTTTCGTGAGTATAAAATCCAGATGTATACGTAGAGGAACCCGAAAGCTTTTTATTAAAAAAAGTTACGAATTCCGCCTCATTAATTTGACCACTTGAAATTGAACTAGCCATAAGAGCTTATTTGACGTTACTTACACTCAAAAAAACATAACAGGCTCAAAAGTTTGCTTATTAATGTTAATTTCTGCGTTAGTTATATCGTTATAGAGCTTAAGACCCCAATTTGCTAACATTAATGCGGAATAGTTATCTTTTCTTGCTTTGTTGGGTGAAGTGGACCTTTTGAGGTGTTGAGGTAGGTCAAAGTTCTGTGATCCTCTAGCTGTAGACTTATGTTCTACTAAACTACATTGTTTTTTGGTCTGATAGATCATATCGTCTTGATGCTCAATAAAGTCAAGCATAGACCATTCTTTTCGGTCATCTATAAAAATGAGTTTTTTAGGCATAGGAAGTCTTATAGAACTTGTTCTATTAAAAAACACCTCATTCGACGCTGTTCTAGAAGCAAACCAAATCTTTTTGTAATCTATACAAGCTTGCAAATGTTCGTTCGCTCTACGTATGAAACTGCTTGTAAATACTTGATTAAAGCAAATTTTATTATCCTCTAAATTATATTTTATTTTAGCTTGTTTTAAAGACTTCTGATAATCTATTCCTTCTGCATCAGAATTTAATGGTATCGTTTTTAAACTAACTCCAATATCTTTAAAAAACTGAGATTCGTTGCAGCTGTCTAGAAAAGTATCAGAACCTGCATTATCAAGACATATAAAAACAATGTTAAAAGCTTGAAGTAGATAAGCTAAATATTTTACATGTTTATTTAGACTGCCTAGTCCAGCATAAGAGTGAACAAGAGTACCTTGCCCAGTCTCATCATCTATCTCCATAACGGCCATAGCAAAATAATCAGCCGTAGGACTATCGCTCATATTAGGGTCTATACCTAGGACATAACGCTTTCCGCTTCTGCCAACCATTAAAGTACACGGTTCTTCATCCCCTTTTAAAGTACATAGCTCCATCTTTTTTGCGCTAAAATAACTATCACTTCCGTCAGTAAACTGAGCACAGTATTCTCGTTGGAAAGAAAAATGAGAAGAACCTCCCTCTTGAGCTTCTTCAATAATAGTCCTGTCTATCATTTCTTCCGGCAGGGCCTCGTATCCCATTTGGGATACAAAATATTTAGCATCACCGGCTTCTTCGTTTGATTGTATTTTGCCCACCCACTCTTGGTAAGTTTTGTAAAGATTTTCAAAAGTATAGCTTGCTGAAGATAGAGCTATCATTTTAGATTTGTTTTCAAACTTAGTCCTTTCTTCTTCTTTTAAAGCTCCATCGGCAATAAGTTTATCTTCGAACTCTTTAACTTCCATTCTTCTCTTCATGTCTTGAGGAGCAACAAGAAATGGCATTAGAACATTTCTAATTATATCTTCTGGCAGTAAAAGATACTCGTCAAGGACAAGTATGTTTGCACGAAAACCACGAATCTTTTCTCCACTCAAGGGTATGGCTGTTATACTGCCCCCATTTATCCTCCACTCATACTGGTCATTTCTCTTTACCTTGGCTCCTAAGGCTTGAGCTAAAAGAGCGGCTTCTTTCGTCTCTACTATCTTTTCTATGTTGTTAAAAATAAATCTTGCAGTACGAAATGTTGGGCCAGCTATGAGTATTTTTGTATTTGGTTCAAATATGCATTGTAAAAAACAATAAACTGAAGCTATGAAGCTTTTGCCACATCCTCGACCCCATACGCACATACTAAAATTTCTATTGAACAGAGCTCTTAGAGTTATCTCTTGGTAAGGCGCTAACTTTATACCACTTAAAAGATACGTAGTAAAATATAGATTATTCCTTAAAAATTCAGCTAAAGTGATCCTAGCCTCTTTGTCTTCTAGGAAGCCTTCTATCTTGGCTAGCCTAGAGTTAACATCTTCAACCTCTCTTTCGTACTTTTTTGGAGTTGACCACATTATAACAAATTTAGATCGTATGCCAACTGAAGGTCTACATCTTTATAATTCGAACCACAGAAAAATAGTTTTCTAGTTAGCCTTGTAGCCTCTGTCCTGCCTTTAGCAAATAAAAACTGTACGTTATCGTGCTTCTGTATAATGTCTCTTACGTTCCTCATGACGTACTCAGGAGTAACCTGAACTTTCTTGGTGATGTATTTCAGGTAATTAAACTTCATCATGTTATCTAAAGAGTTTTCTACAACCACAACAACATAAGCTCCTTCCTCTTCTGCTCTCTCTAACTCTCTAGAGAATCTATCGCAGCCGCCAGTAAATGTACCTATGAAGTCTTTGGTCTCTTTTCTTTCTACGTAACATTTATTACATTCTTTGTCAAGCCAATAATCTGCAAATTTTAAACCTTCTCGTCTTGTTCCGTAATTAATATTTAATGGTTTCTGCTCTCTTGTATCAACTACAATCTCGTAGCCTTCTTCTATATTTTCTTCTATTTTATTTTTAGGCAGCTTATTAAATCTTTTAAGCAAACCAAGATCCCAGCATAGATTATAATAATTACCAAAAAGCTTTTGGTAATAGAATATAGGTGGCATCATTGACGAACGAAGCTCTACTTGAGTAGGAGAATATTTAATCTTCCTTCTTTCCATTCTGTCTTTAATAACTTGCACGCAAAACTTTCTAGCATCTTCTTCGGGTGCGGACTCTAGATACTTTCTCATATTGGGTCTAGAGTTAAAATAGTTAGTAAAATAATGAGCTTTATTTTTGAATTTAATCAGCTCACCTGTTAGCAAGTCTCTACGAGGATAATACTTTTGGTAGTATTCAGCCATACGCATTTTATGTTTACGTAGATGCATATGAAGAGCCTTCTCTGTTTCGAATTTTTCTCCGTCGATCTTGCAAGCGAATTCCATCTTTATACAATCTTTTAACTCAGCCATTTATAGCCTCCTCTGCTGAAAGGCCAAATATTCTAGCCTTAACGTCATCTATTGTCGAAAGATTTTCTACTTCTTCTTTAACCACTTTCTTTCTTAGTTCAGCCATCTTTATTAATTCTTGTCGGCCCTCTTCCTCTTTCCAAGTTTCAACGAGGTTTAATATGCTAGCATTGTCTTGAACTTGCTTGCTTAATCTGTCGCTTCTTTTTTGTTTTAAATCACTAAGTAATTTATGCTGTCTATTAACACAAGAGTTATATTCACTTTGAGCTGTATTAATTGCTTCAACTAAACTCATCGATATTCTTCTTCCTTCGTTGTCGTTAGCGGTTTCGTCTAGCAATCTTTGTAGTCTCCCTACTCTTCTTTGAATATTAGACGCTATAACAACTTCAGCCGAAAGAACAATATACTGGTCTACTTCTTCTTGAGTTAGGTCTGGTTTGTTATATGTATACCTAACAAAAGAAGATTCAAACAGTTCTCTTTCGGTATCATTTTGGTAGTTACTTATTTGATGGGTAAAACGAAAAGTATGAAGATACGCCATTAGCCTCTCTAGATCTTTTTTTTGCCTTGGGGTTATCTTTTCTTTATCTATCCCGCTGCCATGAACAAATTTATGTACTCTACTCAAAACTCTATCTGGATGTTTAGGTGGTCTATACTCAAAAGTTTCCTCCTGTGCCTGCTGAGAAGCTTCGAAATCTTCTCCGTCTAAACTTTTAGTATACTCAGTTACCATTCTGGTCTCGGCGCTAAGACTAGTAAGCTTATCGTTAATAAAGATTATCCGAGACATCTCCACATATTTCATTGTGCCTCTATTGTTCCTAATGAACTCTTTCTGCTCTTCAGATAATTCTGGCTTTTCTACTTTTTGATATTCGCTAGCAGGTATTGCGTTGAAGTCTATTTCACTCAAATAAGATTTAACGGCACGACCTTCTTTGCTCCTGCCATCTTTACCCTTGAACCCTGCTACGTCCTGTATTAAATGCATTAACGATATATCTACATCTTCTCCAGCTAAGAAACTATCTCTTACAGAGGTTAACGCAAATTTTTGCTCGTTAGTTAAAGTTAAATCTTCTTCGCTCATCGTCTTATATATAAAAAATCAGTTAACGGAATCTTATTTCGTGGCATCTTAAAAAAAGTGTCTTCTTTTATTAGCATTTGCCTTTTTGCCTGCCAACTGTCAGGATGGCACACAAAATCAATGGTAAGTAGCTCTCTATCTGTTCTTACGCATTTTTGTCCTTTGTGAAAACCATTAGTCATCGCAAATATAACGTCACCTTTTTTACCTGTCAAATGCTTGACTCTTTGCTTGCCATAAAAAGTCTCTATTTCCTCATCTTGCCATCTGTATCTATCAGTTAAATTTTCCGGCTTCTCGTCGACACTCCCCTCTATATAAGTAAAAGGCCCATCTTCAACCGAGTCTACGTCTTTAAGGTAAACGAAGGCTTTAAAAAAGTAAAGAGCATTTGGATCTACGTGATATAAAGTAGTGTTATCACTTTGTAGATTATTAGCAAAACTTTTTCTTAGATTTAGAGTCCCTATGGCTGGCATGCATTCAAAGAAGCTTTTAGCTACGTTAACCAAAGCGTCATCAAATATTATCTCTGAGATCTCTGGCACATTATACAAGGGCTCAGGGACCGATAAGAAAAGCTGGTTATTTCTTGCTTCTGATTGATTCATTGTATTAAACCTATATTCGCCAACTTGTCTTCCTAAGTCAGAATCTATGTCTAGGCGACCTCCATCTAAAATATGGTTTAATTTTTTGCTTATCTCGTCTAAAATATACTTTTTATGAGATAGGGCTCCCTCTAGCTTTAGCCATCCTTTAGATCTAAGCTCTCTTGAGTGATTCTTGCTTCCGTTGACTTCGTTATATGGTATGGGATACTTTATTCTTCTAGTATTTATAGACGAAATAGTATTCTCTCTATCTTCTTCTAAAAAATTTCCAATAGAGCCTGTCTCGCTTACTTTTATAGTATTTTTTAACTGAGGGATATCAATCATGACCAATCTAAATCGTTTTTGTCTAAAATTTTCCTAGCTTTAGTTATAATTGATTTTTGTATATTTTTTATTTGTTTATATCCGGGAGTTCTATTCTTCTCGGTAGTTTTAAAATTTAGCTTTTTAGCTATCTCTACCTCGGTCTCATTATCTATATAAAATCCCTTGTAGACAATCCACTCATTGGGTTTTAAAATTTCTCTTAGCTTTTCGTTAAGTTTTTTTATTCCTATTTCTATATTTGATGAAGAGATTTGAACGTCTCGAACTTCACTTTGATGATTTTCTAGCGGTAAAGCCATTTTAACGTCATAGGCAGACTTCTTCTTAGATAGCCAATTTTTAAATAAGGGACATCTCGCGTCCTGAGATCCGTATATAGCGCACCCCGAGTCGGGTTCGGCTGCAGCACATCTCAAACAAGGCTTACAATAATTGCTATAGTTATTTCGAATTAAATTTTTAAGTTGATTAGATATTATTCTGTTTAACCAAGGGGAAAGAGGCTTACTTTGGTCATACAAATGCCATTTTTTAAATATATGTATTTTTAGTATTTGGGAGATATCATCAAAATCCATCCAAGAAATAGAAGTTAAAGTCCACTTACTTTTTCTTTTAGATATTTCTTGGTCAATAACTTCAATATAACTCTCAAATTCCTTTTTTGGTTCAATCGCCTTCTTTTTGGGCATATTTTAATTTTATTATTCCTCTTTTAAAACCGGAGCAATCATATTACCCAAAGATTGAGAATCTCGCTTAGGAAAGTAAGAGCCCTCCATGTCTAATTCGAGGGGAGGGATATTCGCAGGTATTTCTACATCTTCTTCAATCTCCTCCTCCGCAACCACCTCTTGTTGACGTTTTTCCCCTGTAGTTAAATCGCAACCACAGGAAGCGCAGAACTTGGGCTTCTTCGGTAATGAGGAGCCTCCTTCTCTTAGCCAATGATTAGGGCCTCCGCAAGATTTACAATAAGTAACTTTTTTGAACTTGGACATGTTTTTTTACAAATAACGTTTTAAAACTAGGTAACTAGTTATTACAACTAAATAACATTTTGTTATAAAATATTATGCATAATTACACTTTTACCAACAACGATGGAATAAAGTACAAAATCTACAAGAAGCGACCTCATTATAGCTACAACGCAGATGGCCTATGTGATCCTCCAGATTACAAAGGACCGAAGATCCATATTTCGCCAGACTTACCACCAAAAAGAGAAATGGCCGTCATGCTAGAAGAAATCTTCCATTCCTTCTTTTGGGATGTACCAGAGAAAAAGGTTAGAAGATTTTGTAGTACGGTGACTAACATCCTACATAAAGATGGATGGAGACAAACAGTCCAATGTGTCGATAAGGAAGACTAACCAATAGTAGTCAAGTCTTTAAACTTAGTTACCAAGAATCTGACCAGCTCTGACCTAACCACATCGGTTTCGTCGAATTGAAAAGTATTTATTCCAAATTTTTTACTTTCTTTATCTAAGAAAAGGCCTTCTATTCTTTCAAATCCTCCCCTAGCTCCATTTTTTAAATCTGTTTGAGCAGGGTCAGCTAAAACAAAGCATTTAGAACTCATGCCTAATCTAGTTAAAACAGTTACTATTTCTTTTACAGTGCTATTTTGACACTCGTCAAATATTAAACACTTAGAGTTCCAACTCATACCTCTACAAAAATTAACAGGATAAGTTGATACTCTCTCGTCTTTTTGTAATTTTTTTATTACATTGGGGCATATAAGCTCTTCCATTTTATGTAAAAAAGGTAAATTATAAAAATGAAGCTTTTGATCGGCGTCCCCGGGAAGAAAACCCATCCTAGAGTCGGAGCTTTCTACCGCAGACCTAATATAAACTATTTCGGAGACCTTCCCCTCGCTTAGTAAGTGTAAGGCGCAATACACACTTAGTAGAGTTTTAGAACATCCCGCTGGCCCTTTGGCAAAAAGTATCTTAGACTCCTTGCTTAGAGCTATTTTGATAAATTCTTTTTGTTTCTTGGTCCATTTAAAGTCTTCTATGTGGAACCTTTCTCGGGGTCGCATAGGCTCTCGTTGCAAAGCTCTACCTTGCGGATTATCCAGATCTTCCAGAGAACTGGCCAACTGGTCAAGTTTAACTCTAGGCATGATGTATAACTATTTCGCTCTTATTCTGTATCCATCGGTGCTATCTTCTTTTCGAGTCTTAGACCTTTAATGTCTTCATTTGCTATATCTACTCGGGTTTTAGTGTCTGCAAAATAGAAAGTTGTAGATCTCATCCCAACTCTTACTACCCTGCAGGCTCGTCCACCCATACTGTAGACATCGTCAGTCTTTATTCCTCCGAAAAGAGACATTGATACTGCAGCTGCGAAGCTAGTTATAGTCTCTTTGAAAATTAAACCCGCCGCTCCCGCAACGAGTAACCAACCGTGTTCGCCGATAAAATTTTGACCGGCATTAGCGATTTGATCTTCCATATACAATATATATACACAAGTTTCCTTATTAGAGGTGTAATTATTTATTTAGAGATGGATGACATAAACCCGGTTACAGATAAAATCCTTGGTCTGGCCCACAATACTCCCGAATTTCAACAAGCTATAGAGCAGTTAATGGGCTCTTACGGCTGGCTTGTGCTTTTAGCTTTTTTGGGCATTTTATTTAAAGATGCGATTCATAAAGCTGCAGAAGGCTTTTTAGTTTGT